ATACTTCGTGAGAGTATTCTTTTTCAAATTCTATTTGTGCTAATCTATACCATTTTAGTTGTAATGGACGTTGTAAATGATATTTATTGTGGCAAGTTCTGCAAAGAGGTATACATAAGTTATATTTCATTGAATTTTGTCTATTTCTACCCATAAATATCTCATTAATATCAGTAGCGTGTTGTTTACACATTATACAACGGTCTAAATCATCAGTAAATATTGATTTACGAGAGTTTTCTAATTGCTTTAATTTATTACTTTTGTACTTCATTTTTCTTCATACACCTATAATATTTCTTTTTAGAGCCACCTTCACTATAATGAAGATATTTATCTATTTCTTTCCATTTCCACCCTAATTCATTTTTAAGAAATTCTATCATTAATAAATCATTGTATTTTCCTAGACGTTTAACTTCTTCATTGTAATATTTAATCCAAATGATAAGGTTATCTCTTAAATCTTGAATCTCTTTATCTAATACTTCGTCTTTAATCATATATAAAGCAAATTTATCTACAATATTTCTACTTGTATCTACTATGCAACTTTTTAATAATGGACTACCAGGTTGTGTCCTTTCAAAATTTATTTGTTTCTTTTCTAATAAAAAATTTAATCTATTATCGGTTTCTAATATTTTATTTCTAATTTCTCTTAAATCAGGTATCATTTAATCTCCTTTATTTCAATCTCTACAAATTCTTTTTTATCTTCTTTATAAATATGTGTTATTTTTTGTATGTATTTTACATTATCGTCAATAATTTTACCAGCACGAACAAGACCGTCTATTATGTTTTTAGGTAGTTTCCCATCTAAATCAGAAGTCTTTGTTTTAATATGCCAAGTAAATATTAATTCAATAGGATATTCTTTTATTTTAGGCATTTTCATAAAAGCGTATTTACTTAATTCAGTTTCTTGCTGTTTAATTTTATTTGCTACAAAATAATTTGTTCTACATTTATTAATATATGTATTTATGTTTTCAAATTTATAATCTATTGTTATTTTCATTTTATCGTATGAATCCCGTTATCTTCGCACTCTCTAATAATTCCGTCCATAAATCTACCAAATTGTATAGTATTCATTTTGTGAGAAGGTACATATACTTTATAATACGTATATTCTTTACCATTTTGTGCTATTCTAGTATCTAACGTATCATAATAATCAAAATATTTAGACGGGTCAATTTCTTTTAACATAAATACAATATCATAATCAGAATATTCTTTTATCATTTTTTGGTGTATTTCATCATTACCTAAATTAAGTTTTTTAGCAAGTTGTTTTTGTAATACCCAACTCATATCATTTTGTGATAAGTTTCTTTTTTTAGTTATTCTACTTAAATTAATATTAATTGATTTTTGACTAGCAAGTTTATTGATTTCGTCTTCATCATAAAACGAATCATCAATTTCTAAAGTTATAAATATTGCGTTTCCATAAGAATCTACGCTTTCAATTCTACCCGTAGTAATCATATATTCTACCTACAATTATATTATCTATTTCTAAATCATAATATTTTAGCATATTTTTTATTTCTAACAAATCTAATACTTTTACTGGTGGATAAATATATACTGTTTTATTTGACGGTATATACCATACTTCATAATTTAAGTCTTTTAATATTCTCATTATTTACCTCTTTTTCTCTTAATGTTTGCATTGCTTCATTGTAATGTTCTCTTGACTTCATTAATAATCCCAGATTATTTACTAATTCTAATTTAAGTATTAGAAAATCTTTGCACGTATATTTATCTGCATTATCAATAGCATCTAGTATAACTTCTACTAAATAATTAAAATAACAGTCTTTATATCCTTCCATTGTCATTTAAAATCACTCCTTATATTATGTAATTTTCTATAAAATATCATTTCTTCTCTTTTATAAAACACCCACCATTTTTGCATAGAATAACTACCTTTGTAGTGCATATATACATTTGAAGCAACAATACCATTTTTTAAATCTTCACGTATTAATTTGCTATAAATTCTTATACCTTCTCTTTTTATTCGTTCATTATATTCTTCTAAATCTCTAGTCATTATCTTCACCTACTTTATAACCCAGTTGTTTTAAATAATTTTTATATTCATTTTCAATTACATCATCATCAAACCAACAAAATCTTATACTACTACCCCAATTTAATTTATCTGTTCCTATTAAATTTAAACATAATAAATATTCTTCATATTTTTCTTCAAGTAGTTTTAGTTGTTTCTTTTCAATAATAGCAATTATTGTTTCATATAATAATTTACCCCATTTTAATTCCATATCTTCATCATAAAATGTAGCAAATAAGTTGCAAAGCCATATATATCCACACTCCTCTTTTGTAAACAATTTTTTAGTTTTTTCATCACAAACATATTTGTAATAATTTTCAAAGTTTTCTACACAGTCAATAATTTCACTATTCATTATCTTCACCTCTTAATAATAATTCATATACCTTTATATAAAAATCAACTAATTTTTCTAACTCACTTAAATGTGGTGTTGCTTTAATTCTATTGCAGATATTATCTAATACATTGTAAATACCTATATATTGAATTTTTGATTTATCTTTGTTGATAGTTAATATTCCATTTTCATTTAATTTATTCATTATCTTCACCTCTTATATTTACTATTGCCACTCATCAACAGGTATTGCAGGATAAAAATATTTATTTTGCCAATATGTTCTTGTACTATTACATTTTTTACATCTTTTAATTTTATAAATATCCCACCCATCATCATACAATGTTTCAAAAATATATTCTTTGTGTTTACATTTTCTTTTTATAATTTTCTTTAATATACTAAACATTATCTTCACCTCTTAATATATCTAATAAATCTTTTACTTTTTTAGAAGTTAATTGTTTGTATTTTATGTTTCCTGTTGGTACAAAATTGCAAAAATCTAAATCAGTCCACTCATTACTTGATATACAATTATTTCTTATATATTCTATTGCTTTATCTATTCTATCTTCTAAAACTCTTATATCATTATCACGATAAATCATTTCAACTTCTTCTTCATCTTCTAGTTTTTTAAATATAGAATAATTAACTATATTTTTATTTATTAGAAACTTGCTTATATCTTCAAAAGTTCCAAATACTTTATGTTTTAAATATGGTGTCCCATATAATAGTACATAATTAACTTTCATTATCTTCACCTCTTAATATATTTAATAAAAATTTTTGTTCGTAAGAACCCCATTCAATATCTCTTCGAGCAAAATATTCTATTGCTTTATCTATTCTATCTTGTAAATCATCAACTATATTTGTAGTAGATTTACATAGTTCTAGTAGTTGTTCTCTTGTCATACTTTCTAATTTGTTGTATAACTTTTCTTTATTCATTATCTTCACCAACACTTATCTTGTATTCTTTTCTATCTGAATACATACCATAACTTTTTTCTTTAAAATATATAATTACTATTTTTTTAATTTCTTCAATTGATAAACTTTCAATTAGTTTAATTATTTCTTCTTTATTCATTATCTTTACCTTCTAATACATACCCTAATTTTTCTATAAATATATTCATAATTTCTGGTGCTGCAAATTGCATACTTGTATATATATTTTTTATTCTATCTATTCTAACTTGTAGTTCTACAACATAGTCTAATAATCGTTGTGCTTCTTGTCTATTAAATTGTACATACTTACAAGGTTCACTAGCACCTTCTTCTTTCACACCTTTAATAAATGTTTCTAATGTTCTTATTTCCATATTTTCTTCTCTATTCATTATCTTCACCTCTTAATATAATACATAATATGTTTATATCTTCATCTACATACATATCAACAACTTCTTTGTTTAATATATTTTCATTTATAAACTCTTTATATATGCTTTCTTTGTATTCATCTTCTCCATAATCATATATACCTAGTTCTACAAATCTATTATTGTGTATAATAGTATCGTTTAAATATATTCTTATAATACCAGTATTGTATTTATTGTTATTTATCATTTCATTAGTCATATAACCCCTAAAATTATATAAATCTAATATATCTTTTAATTTAATCTTCATTATCTTTACCTCTTAATATATCTTCTAATTCTAATAATCCAGCAGGAGTTAAAGCATAATCATATTTACCTAACTTATAACTATCTAATAATTCTAGTGCTTTATCTATTTTATCTTTTTTTAAGTCGTTTTTAATATGCCAGAATGCTTTTTCATTTTTTTGTTTTTCTATTTCTTCTATTAATTCTTTGTTTTCTTTTTCTAATCTTTTATTTTTCTTCATTAAATCTATTATAATTTGTTCTTCTTTATTCATTATCTTCACCTACTTTGTATTCCATACTTTCAAATTGTTCTTTTGTTACTATTGATATTATTGATTTTTTATTATGTGTAATATCATATTCTAATTCAATTTTTTCTCTTTCATTTTTAATTGCTTTATATAATATATTTGTTTTTATATAGTTATTTTGTACTTGGTGGTATTTTATAATATCACCTACTTCTATTAAATCTATTATGTTTTCAGAATAATTAATTATGTCTTTTTTATGCCCTGATATTGCTTTTTGTGACCTTATAATCCATATTTTTCCATTTATTGTTCTTACATAATCACCTATCTTCATTATTTTCACCTCTTAATATATCTAATACTTTTTCTATATTATTTCCTGAACCATCTTCAAAATAATCATTTTTAATAAGTTCTATTGCTTTATCTATTCGTTCATATAAATCTTTGTTTACTTGTTCTATGTGTTTTATACTTGCTTCTAAAAATTCATTTTGTCGTTTATACGAATTAACAAGACTATTTAATGCTTGTATTTTATATTTTGCTAATTCACTATCAGTTTCTTCCCATTGTGCTATATCTTTTATTTCTTCCATATATACCTCCTAATAATTATGGTGCTTTTGCCAATATTCCCAAGCATTTGATGGTGTTTTATATTTAATTTGTATATAATCTAATCCCCATTGTACTTGTGTTTTCCAATTTGTATAATAGTCTTTATATCCATTCTTTATTGTTTTACTGCAAGGATTAGCCTGAAAAACACCACAGGCAGTTGATTTTTTATTCCAAGAGTTAGGACTAAAACCACTTTCGTGCATAGCAATTTTATATGTAGCATTCCACTCTTTTTCTCCCCATCTTCTTACAACTTCTTGATGTGTGTAATCTATTACTTCTTGCCTATTGTATGAAATATTTATTTTTGATTTACTTACTTGCTTCGTTGTAACCTTCTTCGTTGTTTTAACTACCTTTTTAGTTGCTTTCTTCTTTGTAGTAGCAATTGTACTAGTAGTAGTAGAAACATTGCTAATTTGACCTTCTATTTGCGTTTTAGAGGTATTATCTAATTCAACAACCTCTTGTTTACCATTTACATAACCATTTATTAATAATATGCAACCAAAACCTCCTATAATACTAGCGATTAGTATCTTTTTCATTTTTTTCCAGTTCCTTCCTTAATTTATACATAAAATATGCTTTTGTATTGTTTTTAATTTTATTACCACATTGATTACAAATAGTTGAATCAAGAAAAACTGGCATTGTTTTTACGTGACCACATTTACATTTTACTTTTAACTCAGCCAGATTATCTTGTAACTTTTCTAATTGCATTATTGTTCTGCTTTTTTTCATATTTAAAATGGTAGGTCGTCATCAGTTAATACTACTTCATCACTTGTTACTGAATTACCTGAATCCTCTAATATTTCATAATCTAATATCATTAAGTAATCATTTTTGGTGTCACCACTTACATAAAAACTTAAAAAAGCATTATTTATTTTTATTTTACACGATTCACTAGGTTCTTTACCTTTCATAAATCTACATATTTTACTCATATAGTCATAAGTACCATCTTGTTTTTTGTTAGATATTGAATAGGTGTAGTAAGTACTTATTGACCCGTCTGAATTGTTCCTTTCATTTTTAAATATTTTAGTATTATCACTTGTTAGTTTTATCATATAAAATCCTCCTCACTTAACAAGACATTTTCTTCTAATCTTTTTTTATCTATTCTAAACTTTTCTACCGCTTGATTAATTTCCTCTACAAAATCAGTATAATCATTTATATTTACTTCGTATTCTTTCAATCTATCTTCCTCAAATGTAGTATTAAAATCTTTAGGTCGTTCATATACTGCTAAAATACCGTTATCAATTTTATAATTAATCATATAGAATAATAATTGCACTAAATAATATTTATAGGTTCTTATTTTTTTGTGTATACGGCTAGTAGTTTTTATTTCTAAAATAGAATCACCATTGAATCCGTCTACGTGGCAACGTATATCTCCATTAATTAATTTATCTTCTTTATATTCGGTTTTATTTGTATAGTTTATATAATCACGTATTTTACCTTCCATTATGTTACCATAATTTACATAATCGTTTTCTACTTTCGTAGGTTCTTCTATACCAACTTTTTCTTTTAATAATTGATAATATGATTTGAAGGGAGATATACCCATTATTATAGGTATATCAGACCCTCCAATATATAAGTTTCTATCTTCTTCAACAGTCTTTTGCATTATGCACCAACTTTTAAATTAGTTAGTGCTTTCTTATAATCTTCTTCAGTAGACTCTTTAGATAACTTATAAGAATCACTTATTTCTTTTAAATCTAATTTTCTCTCTTTGCAATAATCTATAAGTTGTTCTCTATATGATTCTTCTTTCTTTGTTTGTTTTTGATATTCGTCAGTATCAGCATCTTTAGTATCGTCAATTGCAAATAATCCATTTAAAGCATATTTTCTAGCGTAAGAAGAAGTTGCTCCAGTAACTTGACTTGCGTCCATACCTTTTTTGTTTTCTTCTTCTCTAGCATACGCTACGTTTTCAAATGTTTCACCGCTTTCAGTATCAGTTAATTTAGCCGTTGCTTTTATATAATACCTATCGCCTATATTTTCAAGCGTATCAGATATTGTTAGAATACATTTATTATCTTTTAGTAAAGGTTTAACACTTTCTAAAATATCTTCACAACTTCTATATTTATAATTTCCAAAAGTATTTTTTTGTCCTTTAGGTGCTTTTAATTCTTGTTGTATATTTAATAATTTTTCACTAATCTTCATAATCTTCCTCTTCTCCTTCATATTCGCCACCATACATTTCACTATCGTCAAGTAAATCACTTGCTAATAATGGGTCATATTCAATTTCAATCTTTCTATCTATATTATCTAGATAAACTTTTCTCATTTCTTCTATAGTAAATAACTTTATTGAATTACCTTCTCTGCATAATTCACCGTCAATCTTGATTTTAAATAAATCTTTATAAATCATTTTCAGTCTCCTTTATATCTAATATTCTTAAATTAATCTTTTTAAGAGTTGTATTTTCTTTAACAACCTCTTCTATAAATTTATCGGTGTCTAGTATGTATTTTTCTAATTCAACTCTTTTTATCACGTTATAGATAATTAATATAAACTCTATAACTATTAATACAATCAACCAAATCATTAATCCTCCATTAAAAAATATCTTCTAGCATTTGTAGGTTTGCCATCTTTAAGTATAGGTTTAGATATTATTTTATAATCGTCATTTCTTAAATCTCTGATTGCTTCACGTAAACTTATTCTATGAAATACGTTCCAACACTCAATAAAACTAATTCCTTCCTTTTTATGATTCTTTAAATAATTTAAAACTTTAATTTTTAAACTTTCCATATTTACCTCCTTCAATTAAATATTTCAAATTCTTTTTCTAACTCTTGTAATTCATTTTCGTCCATTTCTTCACTTTGTAAATCTTCTTCGAACCACGACGGAGCGGATTTACTAGTTTTAACACTATTTGGAGTACTTTTTAGAGGTTTTTCTACGTCCTCAATACATTTATACCCTTTTGCTTTATAATCCTTTAAAATAGCCTTTAAATAGTTAAAAGATTTACTACCATTTTTATTTGTAATATCTATTGCATATTTAACTAAATCAGTAGATAACTCTTTTATATAAGAATCTAGTTCTTCATATTGACTAGGTGATAATGTAGTCATTTTTTCTTGGTAGTAATCAAAGATATTATCTTCTATATTATATTTATTATTATTATTTATTATTATGTTTGACTTTTTCGTCAATAGGGTATTGATTTTTTCGTCAATAGGTATTGATTTTATTGTCAATAGCCTAGTATTATCTTTTTGATAAGATACATTTAAGTAATTATTATCTATTAAGTTATTAATCCATCTGCTTATTGTTGCTAAATCAACCTCATATAATTCACTAAAATATTTATTACTTGCATAACATATTCCTGATTTATTACATAGAGAAGTAATTTCACTATATAATAATTTTTCATTTGCTTTTAGATTTTTATCATATCTAACATTTGCTGGTATGATAGAATAATAACTAGGTTTTTCTTCCATTTTTCACTCTCCTTCTACTATAATAAGTATATCACTTTTAAATAAGTAAGTAAATAGATAAAAGAAAAAAAGTATTATTTTACACTTTTTCTTAATTCTTTAAATGTATTTCTAATAAAGTTTATTTTAGAAACGTTTAATTTTTTTAATAATTCACAATAATCTTCATATTCACCTTTAGGAAGGCATACTGCAAACGTTCTATAATTCTCTTTTAAGTATTCTGAATCATATCTATACTTATTTGCTTTTGCTGTATCGCTTAATTTTGCCATCATTTCACTCTCCTTTATCTAATTATATCACTTTCTTTACTTATAATCAAGTAAAAAATACTTAAAATTAAGTATATTATACATAGATTTCTCTTGTTTCAAAATTAATTTGAGTAAAATTTTCTGCAATAAAGTCTTTTACTTGTTGAAAATCCTCATAATTCTTACATATTTCTTCAAATTGCTTCATTTTTTCTTCAAAATCGTCGCATTTTTCGACAAAAAAAGGGGGATATTCAAAATCATCGCCGTAGTAACATATATCTTTAATTTTAATATAAACTAATTCTTTCATAATTTACCTCCTTTCAAGTCTATCATTAAATCTAGTGCCGATATAACACTATCATACGTATTAAATGTATATTCTTTATCTTTAACTAATATTTTATAATGATTAGCACGTCTTCTATCAAAATAAAGTATTAAATTAAAATTATCTTCAATGTAATTTATCTTATCTATTACAATTTTTAATTTTTCATATTTTATATCGTTATTTTCTAATATTTTCATATTAATCAACCTCCTTTATTAATTTTACGCAATTATCTATTATATTTTTGTAATAATCGAATAGAGGGTCAGTTTCTTTCATATAATCAACCATATCTTCTACACTCATATTTTCAACCTCTTCTTTTTTAGGATTACAAGCATAGCATCTCCATAATAATTCTTTACGTTCTTTTTGTGTTTTACCTTCTTTAATAATTTTAGGATAATCTTCATAAGCAACGTATATTTCTTCTAACATTTTATTTTCCTTCTTTCACATAATATATTAATTTATCAAGTGCATATCTATTGTGTGCAATATCATTTTTACCAAATATTTCAGTATGATAAGTATTAGTTAACGGATTGAATACATAATATTCGTCTCCGTCAACTAATAATGTAAGTATATATTCTTTATTTACTTTTTTCAGATTCTTGTTCATTTAAAACGTCCTCCCAATTTAGATTTATAAAGTCTAGTAAACTTTCAATATCATTAAATTCTTCTCTCATTTTATCTAGTTCTTCAATTTCGTACCATTTTAAAGGTTTTAATTTTTCTTGAACTGGACTTCCAGATTTAAAGAAATATTCACTTTGTCTTTCTATTAAGTCGTTTTGTCTTTCTATTAGCATAGATATAATTTCATTTAATAACTTTTTCATTATTCCACCTCAATTCCTAAAATGTCTTCGTTAGTCCAATAATCTAATGTATAGCCCATAGGATTATCATAATCTATACAAACTATATCATTTGAATATAATTCTTTTAAATCATTAAGTAAATCTTCTTTTTCTTCTTCGTTTCCGTCGTTATTATTTATATAATTTATTACTGCACTAACTTTTCCTAATATTTTAGTGCCGTTATCGTAAATATCGTCAAACATATTAATTAAGCCATCTCCTCGTCATAAATTAGTATATAATTATATTTATCAATAAACTTTTTATAGTCTTGCTTATATTCTTCTATTAAATCGTTTATATATTTTCTCTTATTTGCAATTCCATAAATACGCATATTTGAATAATCGTCTAAAAATTGATATACATATTTACTTGTAGTTCTTGAATAATCCCAATCTCTACCAAGTATAATACATTGTATACAACCTGGATTATTAGTTATTTCAATAACTTTTGAATCATAAGATTGTAATATATTTTGTAATCTATCATATAATCTAAATTGATTTTTTGCTAAATATTGTTCTACTTTCATAATTATTCTCCTTCTATTTAACCTCTTCTATTTCATAATCATAATTTTCTACATTTTTCATTTCTTCTTCTAATTCTTGCATATTTTTAAATCTTCTTGCGTCTTGTTTTTCAGAAGAGTGATTAATCATTATAACCACTCCTTTAATTTCAAACTTGCCTACATAATAGTCGTTATTATGCTTAACTATTAACATATAATCTCCTCCTAATCAGTTATTTTATAATAATATGAACGTTGTTCTTCGTTCCAATACTTAAATACATAGTCTTCTGCTTGTTGCCATAATTCACAATATAATTTTATATATTTTTGATTTCCGTTGTCATTGTGTTCCCACATTTTCCAATTTAAAGTCATTGCTAATTCAGTAAAATATTCAGTGTTATCTTTCCACTCATTAAAAGCACGTTTAAACGTATCTTTTATAGCGTCTATACCGAACATATCGGCAATGCTAAAATCTCTATAAAAAGACGTTTTTGGTTTATAACCCGTCATTTCTTCAATATTCCAATCTTTAATCTTCATCAAAAAAACCTCCGTATAATTTATGATATTTATATAATAATCTAGATAACAATAACTGAAAATATATTGTTGAACCTAGAAAAAAATCTTCTATAACACCTTCTAATGTAAATCCTAAAATGCTAAATTTAACTATTGTTGCTATTGTATATAAACACAATACAATGTTTTCATATTTAATCATAAAATCCTCCTAATTCTATTTTTTGACTTGATAAGACGTTTTCGTCTTGATAAACGCCGTCATTTATTAAATAATCTAAATATGATTGTTTAACCTCGTTTATTTCTAAATATGTTTTATCTTCGTTTGGGTAGTATATAACCTCTTGATGCGTATATGTTATAGGTATTAAAAACGCTATTAAAATACCTAAAAGGATTGTTACAAACGATATAACAACCCCTTCCAAAATGTATTTATTCATAATTACCTCTAAAATCTAGAGGCATATCGGGAAAATACACCTCTATAATTTCTATTCTTCTCATATTAAACTCCTAAATATTCGTCAATTTTCATATTTGTATACTCTTCTAAAGAATATAAATCGAAGTTTTGACTGTCTCTATAATAATCAACCTCAATATTAGTTAATAATACTTGTAATTCTTGATTGTTTAATTTACTCATAATAATCCTCCTAACCTTCTTTAACTATTTCACAGCCATATTTTTGTTCTGCATAATCAGTTGTTTTTGGCGTATTGAAACGTCTAACGTATTTATCAGTAGTAAAATACCAAACCTTCTTTTTAGTAGCAAACTTTAAGCCGTAGTTGTTTAATTTTTCCTTATATTGTTTAGTTTCGCCACTAACCCAAATCCAATTGCCTATTACTTTTACCTTGCAATTGTCTAATTTAGATTTTTTAAGTCTAGTCAATACCTTTCTACCTTCTTCGTCTAATTGTGTTTTTACCATAATTAATCACTCTCCTTCTATATTTTTTATGTCTAAAACACTTTAGAGTGCATAATACACTCTATTAAGATAGCCTAGAGCCTCCCCTAGTATATACCTTAATACAATGTATTATGATAGAGGGTGATTAATCCACGTTAACCACCCTTTAAGAGTAGCAATATGAAATATTATATATACTTTAGATTTACCCGTGATTTATGAATATCTAGTTGTAAATATCACGAAGGATTTACGTAAACGTCTGCCCCACTTATAGTCCCCTAGTCATTTCTAGAATACCTCAAAGTCTTCCTTTAAAGTTTTGGATTTACACCTCTTAGCGTGTCCGTTTCTATATAATATATTGTCCCGCTATAAAGCCCGTCTCCGTGCGTTCGTTTTTACTCTATCTTATAAACCTACAATGTAGAGTCTAGACAGTTTCAATCAGTTTTATAGTATGGATATGATAAAGGTATATCAACCTATAACTATAACTTATTAATAAGTATAGTATAATTTATATGTACCTCTTCACTTGTACGATTTAATTATATCATATACTTATTTATAAGTCAAGTAATATTTTTAAATATTTTACAATTTTGATTATACCTTCAATAGTTCTTGCCTCGCCACCCTTGTTAGAATGAAACAGTCCGTACCTTCTATCTTATGTACTTATCATTTATTGTAATTTAATTATATCACATAACTTATAAATAAGTCAAGTATAATTTTAATGTACCTTTTTTGTTTAGTACGTCTTTATTATATCAATAACTTATTATTAAGTCAAGTATTTTTTTACAAGTTATTTTAAAAGTTGCCTTCTTCTTAACTTGTACCTTCATTATACTATTAACTTATTTAAAAGTCAATAGTTTTTTTTAATCAATTGTTAAGTAGTTTTTTTGTGCCTTCTCTTCAATTGACAATTACATTATATCAAATACTTATTATCAAGTCAACTATTTTTTTAAAAATTTTTTTCTTTCTTTTAGAATATACTACGTATATTCTTTTCTTTCTTTTTATATATCCTTATATTGTCTCCGTTTGTCCCTTGTTTTTAGTGGTATAATGTAATCAGTAGAATAGTATCAGAACATATGTTCGGTGGAATTGTTTGGTAGTGGTATAAATGTTCGTATTTACTATATAAGAGTTATACCAATACATATGTTCGATATATCGATATTACGTACGTTTGTTTGATTTTATTCATTTCAAACATTTGTTCGTTTTTTTTGTTTATGGTTGATTAGAAAATATACAGACTAATGTTCGGTAGTATTTCAAACAATACATTTGTTCGGTGAAATACCCTATAGCGTACACTTGTTCGAACTTCATATAATATGCATTATGTTAACTTCTACCCTATATCAAACACTTGTTCGATATGAGGGGGCGGTATACCTTGAAACAGAGGGTGCGTGAGCGAGGGCAATGACTATCCATATATATCAATACAAATGAATCTATTTTCAAATGGTACTCTACTCGAAAAAAATTTTTAAAATACAAATGGCGGTTTAAAGGTGAAAGTCTTAATAACTGCCACCAGTCTCCTTCAGGCTATCTTAATAGGTAGCCTAGAGTAGATATATAAAATAGTTGTGGTAAAGAGTAAAAATTGTGGTCTTATACATTTCGAAGTATAAAGGGTACAAGTAATTCCTCAAAGGTAGTAGTTAATATTAGTTGCAAATGATATTAGCATTAAAACTCTTATATCTATTCTAGGGTACTTATTAAAATGGACTACTTAACACTCTGCGGAGTGTAAGTTCCCGAGGGATACGTCCCGAAAGGTCGGCTATCAACGATAACAAATAAGTACAAGTTCAGTGGCTAGTAGCCTATTGTTACTAGCCCTATCAAGGAGACTAATAAGGAGGAGAAAAAAATGAATAAGGCTGGTAGACCAATGGGGAAAAAGGATTATACTCCAAAGGACGTATATCAAATGGTATGTGCGTATGTAGAAGAGGGCTCTTATTTAGGAGCACAAAGAAAAATAGGAATAAATCGTAGAACAATAGGAGACCAAGTAAAAAAATTTATAAAGAATAATCCTGAAGAATATAATAAGATATTAGACGCATTTCTTGCTAGAAATAAACAAGAGATGATATTTCAAAACGCTCATACTACACATAAAGCGTTAAATAAAGTAGATGAATTATTAGATGATACAACTTCATTAAAAGAGGCTGCAATGGCTTATGGTATTTTATACGATAAGGGAGCATTAATGAATGGTGAGTCTACGCAAAACACTGGTTTAGTAATTAAAATGAGTGGAAATATTGAGGAGTTATCACAATAATGGAATTAGATATAGGAGAATTATATCCAAAGCAAATAGAATTTTGTAAATCTACTTCACGATACACTTGTTATGGTGGTGCAAGAGGTGGAGGAAAGTCTTATATATCAAGAATTAAGATGGTATTATTGGCTTTATATTATCCTGGTATACAAATTTTGCTCTTAAGAAGAACTTTACCCGAGTTACGAGAAAACCATATAAATCAATTACAAACGTTACTCCATTGTCAAAGTAAAGATGGAAGAATAGCAGAATATAAAGAATCTACAAAAGAATTTAAATTCCCAAATGGGTCTAGAATAGTTTTAGGATATTGTGATAAAGAAAATGACGTATTACAATATCAAGGACAAGCATATGAAGTAATAACAATGGAAGAGGCTACACTCTTTACTGAATTTCAATTTCAAGCCTTAACAGAGTCTAATCGTTTAAGTGGAAACTGTGAGAAGCCATTTAAACCACGTATGTATTTTACTTGTAATCCTGGAGGTGTAGGACACGCTTGGGTTAAGAGACTATTTATAGATAGAGATTTTAGAGGAACTGAAAATCCTGATGATTATAAATTTATACCTTGTAATGTATATGAGAATAAATTTCTTATGGAACACGACCCTGGATATGTTAAAATTCTAGAGAATCTACCTGAAGACCGTAGAAAAGCAATGTTATACGGCGATTGGGACGTATATGACGGACAATTCTTTCCTGAATTTAGAAGAGATATACACGTTGAAGAACCTTTTGAGATTCCTAATAATTGGAATCGTTATATAGCACTAGACTATGGTATGGATATGTTTGCTGTTCTATTCTTTGCAGTAGACCCACAAGGCGACGTATACGCTTATCAAGAAATTCATAAAGATAATTTAATCGTATCAGAAGCAGCGAATTGTCTTAAATCTCAAATGAGAAGAAGAGATTATAAAGGAATATTTGCTCCACCTGATTTATGGGGTAGAAATAGAGATACTGGAAAGAGTACAGCAGAAATATTTAGAAATAATGGTTTAGTATTTACTAAAGCATCTAATTCACGTGTTAGTGGTTGGTTAGCAATAAAGGAATTACTTAAAGTATATAAAACTCGTAATGAGCAGACAGGAGAGCCTATCGAAAAGTCCCGTCTTCATATATTTAGTAATTGTAAAAATCTTATTCACTGTTTACCTCTATTACAACACGACGATAAAGACCCTAATGATGCTTCAACTGAACCTCACGATATAACGCATATTTGTGATGCTTTAAGATATTTTTGTGTAAGTAGAGTAAGACCAGGAGAAAAAGAAACATTATCAAAACAATTCTTTAGTAATTTTTCTACTAAAATTGATAATTATAAAGATTATGGGGAGACTATAGAAGTAGTATAGGAGGATATTATGAAAAAGAGAGTTTATAGAGAAAGATATATTAAGGTAGAAGAACCTAAAAAAGAAATTAAAGAAGAACCTAAAAAAATAAGTAAAGAAGATAAGAAGAAAAAGAGTGATAAATAATGGAATTAATCACAATGGGAATCTTTATGTGTTTAGCGTTCGTTTTAGGACGTTATACGTCTAAACCTAAAGTAATAAATAAAACAGTTAAAATTAAGCCTAAAAAGGTTAATAGAGACTTTAAATTAGATGAAGCAACTATCACAATGTTAGAGAATATAGATAACTACGATGGTACTTCAAACGGACAAAAAGATATACCAGAGGAGGTGTAGTATGGATTATGAAGAGTTAAAAGAAACTGAAACTTGGAAATTATATGAAAAATCAGTTAATTTTCTTGAAAAGATTAATTTATACGGAAATACTGACAGTTTTAATAAATTTTATATAGGTGACCAATGGAACGGATTAAAATTATCTAATTCAGTTGAACCTGTATGTTTAAATATAGTACAACAAATAGTAAAACAAAAAGTTTCAACAGTAACTGAAAATTTATTTGCTATTAATTATTCACCTGAAAACGGAGATAATAAAGAATTTATACAAAATGCTACTGACGTATGCAGTAGTTTAAACCGATATGCGAGTAAAATATGGGACTTTGACCAAATGGACTATAAATTAAAAATATGGGCTAAAAAAGCCGCTATAACAGGTCAAGCGATATGTTACGTTGATTATAAAGATAAAAGACCTATTAATATAGACATAAATAATGTAGATATTATGTTTGGTGATGAAAATAATTCAGATATTCAAAGTCAACCTTGGATTTTAGTTAGACAAAGAAAAACTATTTTAGAAGTTAGAAAATATGCTAAAGATAAGGTTACTAAAGATGAATTAGATTATATAGTAGGAGATAATGATACTTCAACTATTACTGGAGATAAAGAAGAATTAGAAGATAAAATTTGGCTATTAACTAAATTTTGGAAAGATGTAAACGGAAATGTTCACTATTCTCAAGGTGTTAAATATTTAGAAATAGAAAAAGATGAATCAATGGGAATCAAAAAATACCCTTTTGTTTCATATAATTGGGAAGAAAGAGAAGGTTCTGCTAGAGGTGTTGGTGAAGTAGAGTATATTAAACCTAATCAAATAGAAATAAATAAAACTATTATGAGACGTTTAATAACTGTTAAAAATACAGCATATCCTCAAAAAGTTATTAATGAAGACGCAATCTCTAACGTACAAGACGTAAATAGAGTTGGTGCAACAGTAAGATTTAAAGACGTAGGCGGATTAAGAGCATCTGACGTATTTATGATGACTAATCCAGCACAAATGTCTACTGATGCAGAAAAAGTTCAAGCAGAATTAATTAATTTATCAAAGGATTTATCAAACGTATCAGAAGCAACTACTGGTAATTTAGACCCATCTAGTGCTTCAGGTAGAGCAATTTTAGCAGTACAACAAGCACAAAATCAACCTTTAAATATTCAAGTTATTGGATTAAAGAAATTTATTGAAGAGATTGCTAGAATTTGGTTTGAGTATTGGAAGAAAAACTCTAAAGATATAACTGTTTTCTATAATGAAAAAGACCCTATAACTGGTGAAACTGTAGTTGTAGAAGACATAGTAGATAAAGCAGTAATGAGTAGATTAGAAACATTTGTTAAAGTAGATATTACACCACGTGGTGCTTATGATAGATACGCTCAAGAATTGTCATTAGAGAATTTAATGCAAGGTGGATTCATTACATTTGAAGAATATGTAGACTCATTAGATTCGGATTCAGTAATGCCTAAAACAAAACTTGAAGGCATTATTAATGACCGTAAAGAAAAACAAGCACAAATTAATGCTATAGATATGGAAGCAGAACAAATGAAGGATATTGCTTCAGCACAATTTAGTGATGCACAAAATATAGCAAATATACAAGATGAAGGAAGTTCAATGATGGCTCAAGCATTACAACAAGCACAAGAAACTTCTTATGGAAATGACGTTAATAGAAACGACGTTTCAAATAATACAAATTTAGGAGCATAGTCTCCTCTCTTATGGCTGGATTAAGGGAAATCTTATGACAGCGACCAAATATGTCTAGTATGGAGACAATAAACCCATAGTGTGTGAAGCAAACACGTAAAAATAGGAAGGAAAAGACTATGGAAAATAGTTCAACACTTATCTCTGATGAGATTGAAAATGAAGAAGAGTTAACTTCAGAAGAAAATACTCAAGAGGTTGAAGAACCTGCTGTCGATGAAACTTCTAATGAAGGAGTTGAAAACGAAGTAGAAAAGCAACCTGAAGGCAAATTCTATACTGACGAAGAATTTAATAGAGCAGTAAACGAAGTTGCTGACCGTAGAGTTGCTCGTAAAATGAGAAAATTCGAACGAGAACTAGACAAATATAAAGACACGGAAAATGTGTTAAAATCTCAACTAGGTGGAGAAAACATTGACGAAATTAATACAAATTTACGTAATTTGTATGAAAACGAAGGTGTACAATTACCCAGCAGATATGTAAGTGAAGATAAGGGATATATTGAATACCTTGCTACACAAGACTCTGATGACGTTATTTCTGAAGGATATGACGCTATCAAAAGTGAGGCAAATCGCCTTGCTACAATAGGTTATGATAACCTAAATAGTAAAGATAAAATTGTCTTTACAAAATTATGTGACGCATTAGATAAAGAAGAGGATAAAAGAACTCTAAAAAGTCTAAATGTTGACACAAAAATACTTGAAGATAATGATTTTATCAGTTATAGGCAACAATTTAATAGAAATGTACCTATATCAAAGATTTATGAAATGTATTCAGGTATAAAAGAAACAAAAATAAATACTCCAGGTGACTTATCAAATAATTCGGTAGCAGAAAAAGAATACTTTACTGATGAAGAAATTGCTAATTTATCAATGGAGGATTTAGATGACCCAGTAATTTGGGAAAAAGTGAGAAAATCACAAACAAGAAAAAAATAAAGAAAGAAGGAATAAAAAATGGCTATTACAGTAGCAACACAAAAAATTTGGCATAAGGCTTATGAACACGCCTTAAAAGATATTACAAGTTTAAGAAATCATTGCGATTTCAAATATGAAAAGGACGCAAAAGGAGCAGATACAGTTTATATCTTAAATGCAGTTAGACCAACTGTACGTACTTATGTACCTGGTACTGCTATTACTAGAGATGCAGTAGACGCAACTAGATTACAATTAGATTTAGACCAATTCAAATATTTCAATATTGAAATGGACGACGTTTACAAAGCACAAACTGTACCTGGAGCATTAGAAGCATCTGCTCAAGAAGGAGCACAAGCATTAGCATTAGCAGGTGACCAATATGTTGCTTCAATAATTAAAACTCAAGCACAAGCACAAACTAATCCATTAATGTCTACTACAAGAGTTACTCCATCTAAAGCAAACGCTGTAGATACAATTGAAGAAGCATTTGCAATGTTATATGCAAAGAACAACAGACCTAACGATAATTATTGGTTAGAAGTTGCTCCATCATTCTACAAATTTGTTAGACCTAATATGATTGAATTATTAACTAACAACGTAGAACTTGCAAAAAATGGTGCTGTAGGAAAGTATGCTAACGCTTATGTAGCAATCGATAACTCTTTACCAACTTATAGAAATGCATCTGGTACTGGTGATGATGATACAGTTTTAAATGTATTAAGAACTACTCACGCAATTGCATTTGCTGAACAAATTAAAGAAACTGAAACTTATAGAGTACAAGATGGCTTCTCTGATGCTATTAAGTCTTTATATGTATTTGGTGCTAAAATTGTTAGACCTGATGAAATTGTAGTAATACCAACTGCTATATAATATTAAGAGAGGGAAACCTCTCTTTTTATCGAGAGGACATATCAGAGACGTGTTCGGTGCAAGACCGAACCTCTCGACCTTAAAGGAGATTAATTATGGAAGAAAAAAAATTAGAATATTATACTATTAAACCTAAACTTGTTCAATATTATGGTATTAAAGTAAATGAAGAAACAAAATTTGATGAAAAAACTGATGATGGTTGTGTAGAACAACACTTTGAAAATTTAACTCTTACAACAGTCGTTAAGAAGAAAAAGGTTGCAGACGATAATAATCCTTATGAAGCAGAAGAAGAGTCTAAAATGACCGTTAAAATGCCTTCAGGGACTATTTTAATATGGACTACTGAAGAAGGATTCATTTTACCTCAATTTGAAATGACAACTTTATCAGATTTAGAAAAAGAAATAAAAGAAGTTAAGAAAATATATAAAGATTCAAAAGTATAGGAGGGATTTTATGACATTAAAAGAAATGAAAACTAAAGTATTTTCATTAATTGAAGAATATTACCCTGAATTAGAAACAATGGCTGAAGACGAAGACGTATTAAATAAAATTAATGGAGTAGTTAACTCTATTCAATTAGATTTAATGAAATATCGTAAATTACCAGCAAATATAGAAATAGATATAGATAAAGATTCAGATAGAATTATAACAATAAGTGATGAAATAAAGGATTTGTACCAATTAAATAAAGTTATATTAGAGCCACGTGGAAATTTTACTATGTTAGACGATAATAACATACAATTAGAAGACGGATATGAAGGAATAATTAGAATATTTTATTATAAATATCCAAAAATGGTTAAATTAACTTATGGAGAAAACGAAGATTCAAACGAATATGATAGTAAATTTAAATTTGATTTAGATTTAGTATTACAAGAAGTAATGCCTTATGGTATTGCAAGAGATTTATTAAGATTAGATATGATTTCAAACTATGGAAGTTATTTTGAAAGAACATATAATGAACTAAAACAACAATTAGATGGAAGAAGAACAGCAGGAGTTATCACTATATACGGTGGAGACGACATTTAAGAGGTGATATAAATGGCAAATACTGATAAAATTTATACAAGACATTATTCAAATTTTAGAGGTGTTGACTTTACTAATGGCGTAGTTTCTAAATATCGTTCACCAGACGCTCTCAATATGTGGAGAGATTATTTAGATGATGACTGCATACAAACAAGACCAGGTATGGAGTTAATCGGAAAATTCGATTACGAAATATTTGGTCTATTTTTTTATAAAGTAAATAATACAACACACGTTTTAGTTCACGCAGGTACAAAATTATATAAATGGAATAATTTTCCTAATGACCCAACTATTGAAGGTGGTACAACATTATTAAATAGTGCAATGAATCCTCGTAAATCTAATTATTTTGTATTTAAAGACGATTTATTTATAATGGACGGAATAAATTATCTTGAATATAATGGTACAACACTTAAAGAAGTTGAAGGTACAATTCCTACTACGTCTTACTGGAAAAATCCAGACGGAAGTGTAAATATTGACGCTGAAACTGATAGAAATTATGTATATCAAGACGTTAATTGTTTAACTGGTATAAGAAAAAATACATTTATTGGCGATGGCGAATCGGTTGATTATAGATTAGATATAAATGATTTAGACACAACATATCAAGTAACAGCAACAGTAGACGGAGTAAGTAAAGAAGAAACTACTGACTTTACAGTTAATAGAGCTGATGGTGTGGTTACATTTTTAACTGCTCCAGCAAATGATTCAGAAGTAGTAATTCAATTTAGTAGAACAGCAACTGGTTATCGTGATAGAATATGTCATTGTACAATGATAGCACAATTCGATAATCGTATATTCTTTAGTGGTAATCCTGATTATCCTAACGCTGTCTTCCATTGTGAATTAAATGACCCTAGATACGTAAGAGATACTGCTTATTATGAAATGGGTATAGACCTTGCTCCAATTAAAACAATTATCCCTGGGAATAATGTTTTATGGGTAATTAAGGAAACATATCAAAATCAAGCAAGTGTTTACTATATGATACCTACAATTGATATGAGTTATGGAGACGACCACAAAATATATCCTTCAAATACAGGTAATATTTCAGTAGGTTGTGAAAGTACAGGAATAAACTTTAATGATGATATAGTATTCTTCTCGAAATTAGGACTAGAAGGAATATCTACAAGTTCATTATATTCAGAACAAGTTATTCAACATAGGTCGACTATGGTTAATCCTAAAATGGTTAATGAAGAATCATATAGAAACGTTGTCTTATCAGAGTGGAGAGGATATTTAATGTGTTTATTTGATTCACACTTATACTTGGCTGATAAGAGACAAAAATTCGTTGAAAATACTGATTTAGGTTACGAGTGGTTCTATTGGGAATTGCCAGTAACAATTGATAATGAAATTGAATATCCTATAAATAATATGTTTGAATATAGAGGAGACCTTTATGTAAGTAATGCTTTTGGTCAAATATTTTTATTAAATGGCGATAAAGATAATGGTGAAGATATAATTTCTTACTGGACTACTTGTAAAGACGATTTTGATGCTCCTTCTTATACAAAAACAACTTCTAAAAAGGGTGGAGTTCTTTCTTTAAAGAAAATGAATAACGAAGAAATAGAAATAACTTCAATATTAGATGGTGTAGAAAAGAAAACAAAAGAAGTAGTTGATACTAAAGGATATTGTGTATATAAAGTTAAAAATAAAAAATTTAAAGAAATACAATTTAAAATAAGTTCTGATAAACCTTTCGGATTGTTTGATATGACAATTCAAGGATTTATTGCAGGATATGTTAAGAGGTGATAGAAATGGCAATGACTTTAAATGCAAATGAACAAGAAAGAGTCAATAACGTTTATAATCAAAGAGAAAAAGCCCTTGCTGAAAATAATTCAATGTATGAAGGATTGATAAATCAACAAGGAGAAGTAAGAGACCAACAAAACGCATATTTGGCTCAACAACAACAAATACAAAACGAAAATTTGGATAAACAACTTGCTTATCAAGAAGGAATAGTAAATCAGCAAAAAGAAGAGGCTAAACAAAATCAAAGGGTAGAAGAAAATAAAGCAAAAAACGCATATCAAAATTATATTAATCCATACGGGTTACAAAATGAACGATTATATAGTGCTGGATTAGGTAATTCAGGTGTAAGCGAAACTTCTAAATTAGGTGCTTATACTACTTATCAAAATAGAGTAAGTGCTGCTGCTGGTGCATACCAAAAGGCTATAACTAATTATGATAACGATATAAATCAAGCAAGATTAAATAATGACGTACAAAAAGCACAAAACGCTTTAAATAAATTAAAATTAGAATTACAAAATACTCAAGATTATTATTCTAATGTAGCGTCATTATCTCAACAAAAATTAAAAGCAAGTCAAAGTTTACAATCTCAATATTTAGACCAATACAATACAGTATATAATCAAATATTAAATGAGAGAAAATTCGATGAATCAGTAAGACAATGGAATAAAGAATATTCTCTAGACCAACAAAAACTTGAATCAGAACGTCAAAAAGCAGCAGCAAATACATTAGATTCATATAATGGTGGTGGCGGATATATAAACGAAAATGGAGAATATATTCAAGGAACTGATAAAGATACAAATTCATTTATTAATGGTATAAAGAATATCACTTATAATATGAGAAAATTCATTACAAATGGTAATCCAGACGAATCAAAATTAGAAAATACAGTAAATAATATGGAATTATATCAATTTACATCTCCTTCATTATCAGGAAAAGACAAAGAGTGGTATAATAAAGAATTTAAAAAACACTCTTATAAATTTAAAGATTTAGACTGGGTGTTAAGAAACGCACAAGAACAAGGAAAATTAAGCCCTGAAGGTGCTAATTTAATTTTAGATAGTTATAGTGCGACTGAATCAAGTAGAGCAAATAGAAAATAGCGAAAGGAGTGCTTTCTATGGCTAGTTATGAAGAATATAAGAAAAAATTTATCAATCAAGAATTAGGAAACTATCTTATTGATGAAGAACTAAAAAGAAGGCAACAAGAAGAAATAAACAATCGTACTGTTGACGACTGGAAAAAAATAAAAGATGAAGCATATACTAACTTAAAACAAACAAAAAATAGAATAAATGAATCAGTACAAGATAAAAATGCTTATGTAAGTGGTACTAGTTTACGTTATGCTAGTAATATATTAGAAGATAAACCAAAACTAGAAATAGGTAAACAAGTACAATACGCTGAAAATCCTTTAAATAAGCAACAAGAAAATTTATTAAATTACTATAATTATTTAGGTAGCAATGAAGCAAAAACATATATACAAGATTTAAATAGAGCACAAGACGAAAGTGCAAGAGCAATTAGTGGATATGAAACTAAAAAGGCTATTGAAGACGAACAAAATATGTCAGGAATATCTAAATTTGCAATGCAACCTATACGTGGCGGAGCAAGTATGTTTAGTTGGATAAGAGGAGACCTTGCTACACAAAAAGGACAACTTCCAAGTTATAATGAAGCAATGTTAAATCAAGTTGCACAAAACGAAGATAATCCTTTATTAAAAACAGTTTACAGTGCTGAAGCAGAAATAGGAAAGCAAGAGTTAAAACACGCTTTAGATAGTTTTTTACCTGGATTAGGAAGTGCATTGTATTATACTGATATAGCAAATGACCAATACAATAATGCTATACAAATGGGTTATAGCCACGACGCAGCAAGAAATTATGCAATATTAGGAGGAGAACTAGAATATGTTTTTGAAAATGCACTAGGTTCTGCTTTTACAAATTTTGGAAAAAGTTCAATGTTTGAAAAAACATTAGGAAAAGCATTTTCTAAAATTATGGGAAATAAAACAATAAATACAATGTCATCAAGTTTAGCATCAGAGTTTACTGAAGAATTTGCAGAAGAATATATTGGTGAATTTAATAAACAATTAACATTAGATTGGGCTGATAAAGGCAAATCTATTGATTGGAGTAGATTCACAAGTAAAGAATTATTGCAAGACGCATTAGAATCAGGTATTGTTGGAGGTATTGTTGGTTTATATGGTGCTGGTACTCAAAGATTAGCAACACCTAAAAATACAGTAATTATGAATCAAGCAATATATGATTTACAAAGACAAGGTATAGAATTAAATGAAAATAATCTTAATATAATTAACAATATTGCATATCTTGCAGAAGAAACAGGAGTTAAAATGACTTCTAAAGATATTGTTCAAAATTATAATATGATAAAAGAATCTCAAATGGAAACATTTAAGAAAAGTGCTGTAAATTTATTCCCAAATTTACAAGGAGATTATCAAAAACAATATAACGATTTAGTCAATGACGTTTCTAAATTTATTTACGATACAAATACAAATGTAAAATTTGACCAAACTCAACAAGATTTAGCAGTATGGGACGGAAATCAATTAACTTTAAATCCTACATTAACTGATATGCCTGTTAAAACGCTTGTATTGAAGGAATTAGGTACTAAACAACTTGATTCTAGTACAAAGAAGGCAATTATATCTAACGTTAAGAAAAACGGCGTATATGAGGATTTAAAGGCACAATTATTACAAAACGGATTTACTGAACAAAATGTTGATGATGAAATTGTATCAAGAGAATTAAATAATATCCTACAAGACGAGAAACAAATGAGTGAACTAGCAGAAAAGAATAGTAAATTTGCTACTACAATGAGTAATCTTAAAGGATTATTTGCAAATCTTACTTCAAGAAACACAAAAGATTCACAATTCTTTAAACAATTATTAAATAATATTAATTATGCTGAAAATAACTTGCAATTAAAGAAAATACAAGAAATAGACGCTAAAGAAAAAGCAATAATAGATAAAGAATTTAATAAATTATTAAAAGATAGTAAAAAAGCAGTTAATAATCAACAATTATCTGAAAACGAACAATCAATTAGAGATAATATTTCAAATATTTTCAGAAAAACATTAAAATCAAAAAGTAGTGGCGATACTAATATATTAGAATTTAAAGATACTAAAACAGGTAATACATTTAAAGTATATGATAATATAGACGGAAAAACATTTAAAGAAACATTTGAAATTAATAAAAATTATTTTACAAATGGTGAATTAATAGATAATAACAGTACAATAAATTATAATGATACAAATAATTATTTATCTGATGACGGATTAAGTGGATTTGCTGTAACAAAAGACGGAAATATAATTTCAGTATTTAATTTTAGTGAAAAAGACGGTTGGTTAAATTCAATTCCAGATAATATAGTAGAAAATGCTAAAACACTAGATTGTTATATTACTTCTAACAAAGAAATTTCTGAAATTAAACAAGAACTTAAAGACTTCAAAATTGCTTCTATTATAGATTATGGTAATAACAATAAACAAATGTTAACTGTAAATACCGACGAAGAAGTACGAACAAGAAGATTTAATGAAAATGAATACGAACAAGCAAATAATTATAGACAACGTTACGTAGAAGAACAAAAAACTGCTGAAAGCAGTAATAAAGTTGTAGAAAATAGTGATTTATACAATGAAATTAAGGAAAATAAACAAATTATTAGAACAAATAATGATTTATTATCGTTATTAAATGGCGAAGTTACTCCTAAATATGGTATGAGTACACAATTATTAAATAAAAACAAAAGACCTGCTACTTATGGTCAACAAACTATAATATTTAAGCCAGAAATATTAAATTATGTTGAAAAAATGTATAGAGGAGACGGTGCTTCAAATAGAGGTGAAACTAGAGCAGAAAATCCTAATAGATTTGACACTTTGGAAGAAGCAGTTGAAAATTCACCTAATATTTATGACGAAATGTTAATATCTAATAACGTACCAATTGCTGATAAGATAGAAAAAGTAATAATACCTGATAATTCTTCTGATGAATTAATTAATAAATTAAATGAATTAGGTATAGAATATTCTACTTATAAACCTGCTCCTTCATATAATGAAACAAAAGAAGTTAAGACTGAAACTAAAGAAGAAAAAGGTACTGCTGAAAGAAAATTATATACTTCAGTTATAAATAGTACAAATACAACTAAAGAAGAAAAAGAACTTTCTAAAGAATTAATGGGAGTAGATACTTATGTACCTGATTCTAACGAGAAACAATTAAAACGTGCAGACGAATATATTGAAAAATATGGTGTAGAAGAAAGCTTAAATACATTAAGACAAAATACTGAATCAACTAGAAACAATGTCGACGACTTAGTTATTGGTGAAAGACTAATGCAATACTACGGTAAAATCGGTGATAGAGAAAAATTAAGTGAAGCAATTCAATTAACTGCTATGGCTGGTACAAACGTAGGTAGAGCAGTTCAAGCAATGGCAATGATTAATAGACAAACACCTCAAGGACAAGCAACTTGGATTCAACGTTCAGTAGATAAAATGAATAAACAAATGCAAGAGGCTTATGATAAATCAAAAAATCCATTTAAGAAATTACAACAATTTGATTTTACTGCTGAAATGAAAGAAAAAATAATAAACTCTACTGAAGAAAATCTTGAAGATAATCTTAATGAAGTATACGCTGAATTAGGTAAACAAGTAAAAATGAGTTCTATGGAAAGATTAGATGCTTGGAGATATTTTGCAATGCTATCTTCACCTACAACACATATAAGAAATATGTTTGGTAACTTTGCAATGGGTAAAATGCAAAAGTTTAAAAATAGAATTGCTGGTGGTATTCAAGATATTTACTACGGCGTTACTGGTAAAGAAGGAGAACGTACAGCAACTTTCTTTAAAGCAAATAAAAAAATAAGAGATTTTTGTAAAAATGATATAGATAATGTAAAAGAAAGATTAGGTTTAGAAGATAATAAATATACTAATCCTAAAACTCAATTGCAAAAGAATATGCGTATGTTTAGCGATACAAAAGCAGGTAGATTCCTTGAAAATACTGTAAAAAAAGGTTTAATAGATACAGTCTCTAACACACTTAAATTAGAAGACGTATGGGGATTAAAAGCAGCGTATATTGAAAATATGTCTCAATACTTATATGCTAACAAGATTGATATAGATAATATAACTGATGAACAACTTGAAAAAGCACGTAGATATGGTATACAACAAGCAAAAGAGGCAACCTTCCACCAAGATAGTGCACTTGCTAGTTTATTAAATACATTTGAAAATAAAAATATAGGTACAAAATTAATTGTTGGTGGTATAATTCCATTTAAGAAAACACCATTTAACGTAGCAAAAACTGCTTTATCATATAATCCAGTTTCTTTCTTAAAAACATTTACTTACGATACTGCAAAACTTGTTAACGGTCAATTATCAGCAAATCAATATATAGATAATATTTCAAAAGGGTTAACTGGTACTGGAATAGCATTATTAGGATATGCTCTAGCAAGTATGGGATATGTAAGAACAACTGGTGATGATGACGACGATTATGAAAAAGATAGTGGAAAACAACCTTATTCATTAGTTATAGGAGATAAATCTATAACATTAGATTGGCTTTCTCCTACTGCTGTTCCTTTCTTTACAGGAGCAGAAATATTTAATGTATTAAATAAACTTGATACTGATTTACCTGAAGGTGAACAATTAGATAAAAGAATTGAAAGAATTGGTGAAATGGGAGATGCTTTCTTGGAAACATTAAATCCTGTATCTGAAATGACTATGTTAGAGGGAATTACTGACGCATTAAAATCTTATTCAAAAGATTCTAATAAATGGTTAGAAGAAATAGGAGCAAATACAATAAAAACTTATGTAAATCAATTTGTACCTTCATTACAAGGGAAGATAGCAAAGAGACACGACGAATATGAACGTTCTACTTCTACTACAAGTAAAACAGTTTTAGGAAAAACTATTGAATCAATAAAGAATCAAACAATATCAAAAATACCTGGATTAAGAAAAACTCTTCCTATAAAAACTGACGTATGGGGAAATAAAATAAAAACTTATGGTAGCGATATTGATAATCCATTATTAAAATATGTAGTTCAACACACTTATAACTATGTATCTCCTTCAAATATAAAAGATATTCGTGAAA